CCCAAGAGTCTACAAGTTTTGATGCCAAGATGATACCTTGCACACCATCCACGAAGCTCAAAGCTCCTGCAGCTAAGAATTGATAAGTCTTCTTAAATGCGACGATATTGATGTCATTACCGGCTGTCTCAGTTACACCTGTACCAGTCACAATCGTAGCTGTAATGCTTGTCGCACTGACAGCAGTAACTGAGGCTGTGACGCCTTCGTTCAAGGCGTTGGCAGTGTTACTAATTTTGATAACATCGCCTATAGCAATAGGCCGATTAACGATACCTGCCGTCTCGCTGCTACCTACGAAGTTGGCTGTAGCGCTGGTGATGGTCAAGACAGACGCCGCTTTGCTGATAGCGACGTCTGTAGCACCCTTGTCAGCAATGTGCAACTTTAAGTTGGTGCCGAGCACTAAGCCCGTTTTAGATACAATTTTTGGCATATAAACTCCGTTAAGCAGCCGTGTAAGATGGGTCTGGTGCTGAGATCACGCTTAGCGTCCGGTTCTCGGGCGTCAGGGTCACAGTTAGATCCTCGAAAGTATAACCCGAAAGCGAGAATTGGACGACTACAGGTTTGTTATCTGACGCAAAGGTGTACACGTAGGTTCCTCCTGTGACATCTTGTGAAGTGCTTAAGGTTTTGCTTCCGCGTCTCACTCTAACCTCGGTACTTTCCGGCAGGTTTGTAAACGTCAAGTTATTAACATCTAAAGGGTATGGGTTACCGCTTTGCGCTACACTGGTGGTCACAGTTGGGATAGCGATGTTGGTTAAAAGGTTACCAGCATTGGCTGTCGCGCAGGTCACCCGCACCTTAAGTCTGAATCCGAGGGCTGGGTCAATCGCACCTTGCGCTGTCAAATTGGCAGCGTTCAGCGTGAGCCAGGTGCCACCGTAGCCAGTGCCTTTGTCGCACTGAAACTCGTAGGTCAAGTTTCCCGTATTGGTGCCTGTAAGGGTAGGCGCAAGGTTTTCCAGTGCCGTGTGACCTTTGGCAAAGTAAGGCATTTCCCAAGTGACTTGCTGGCCAGCAACTGTCATGGCGACCTGCCCGACCGAGTTGAATTGTGGTGTGCCGCTGGTGATGGCGCACTGCGCAGCACTGGCAGTGGTCGGCTCATTGCACAAAATCTCGACTTTGCCAACCGTGGTGCTGGTAAAGCTGTCTTTCCAGTGGGTGCCATACACGGCAGTTTGGCCTGTTGTTGCGCCCAATAATCTTACAGCTTTGGCAATACTGTTTAGCGGTAAAAATACAGACGTATCGGCGGCATCGCCCCAAACATCTTGAACGATCACGCGGTTATCTGTATTAACGAAAGCCCAAGGGCCAAGCCGCGTATTGGTCATGTAGCATTTCTGCGCTCTAAGGCCGTCGTTGTTTCCTGCACCATTGACAATTACGCCGCAGGCATTTGCGCTTCCACCGTTTAAGGGTGAAGCGGCTGTGCCTATGTTGCGAGTCGTGCTATCGTAACAAGCGCCCATACTTACCACGCCGCTGTATGGATGCACGTTGGTCAACCCCATGAAATCAACCCCATCCACCATAGGGTCAACACACCCTGTGGTGAACTCTAAAGCATAGTGCGGATTAGCGGTTTGAGTTGTGCCATTGAAAGCGTCAGCGTAGTGGTGGTTAGTAACGATGGGACGCTGTGCGCCAACATGCAAGGTTCTGCCGCCAATATCCTTGTTGTTTGTCCAGGTGCAGTCAACGTTTTGAGTTGAAAGCCAAGTTCCTGTTGTTGCGTTGCCCCTGTTCAACAAAGTGAGCGTCTTATTGCCGTTAAAAGCGATGCCCTTGTTATAGCTGGGCATATTGACGTATGAGCCAGAAGACGCAAGGTTGAACTTAGCAAACACATTGTCCTCAACAACGCCGCCACCAAAGTTTGACACCATATTCAAAGCTCCAGCGGTCTGCAGCTGTGCTTGCGTAGGTGCAACAATGTTGTTGCGAACCAAGATTGCAGAAGTCACTTCCTGCTGCACCAGCTGGTCACTGATTAGCGAGTTTGTTACTTGGGCGCGGAATGCCTGCAAAAAGTTGCCGTACCACTGCATCACAGCACCGTCTAACTTAATGTCGCCAGATGATGAGGTTACGAACTCTTGTCGAGTTACTAGAGTTGCGTTTGGCAAAACACGCGCACCTGAGCCTGCAGCTGTGCGCGTGACGCAGGTAAAAATTGCAGCGGGAATGCGTACTCTGCAGCCTGTTGGCGGCAAAAATCCGACACCGTTGGTGCCGTCATTACCTATACGGATGCCTGCAGTGGTTTGCCAGACAATCTTCCCACGCTCGTCTGTGGGAGTTGTTGCAGAGTTCACCATAGAACCTACGCCGACAAACTTCTCGTAGATGTTGGAGTTAAGTCCTGTCTCGATCCACACACCAGGCCAAACACCAGCTAGAGTGGCTGTCGTTGGACATGGCAGAATCTGGCCCCGCGTGCCGTTGGTAGTGCCAAGCGTAAACCACGAGGTTGGCTCGGTCTCAGGGCCGACACACTCAAAAGCGCCAATTCGGGGAACCGTAATCTGAGCGGTGTCTGCTCCACGAATCTCAATCCAACCTTGGCGACTTGCTTCCGACGCTGTTGCGGTAATACCTGTCAAAGCTCCTGCGGCAAAAGCTCCGCCAGTAACAGATTTGAACTTGATAAAGCCGGTTGCTGGCATGGCAGCGGCAGCCGCAAGTGGTTCCGACTGCCAGTTCGCCCACACACCCAGCAGCACACCTGTCACCCCACCTTGGGTGATGCTTGTACCGATGGCGGGCACTGTACCCGAACCACCTGTGTAAGCCACCACGCGCACAGCGCTAGGGTCAACTAACACCTTGCCACCAACACCTGAAAACGTTACCGTATCCAGCGAACCAGCCGCCAAGCTATGCCCCGCGCATTGGTAAGTGTCGGTCGCAATCCGCAGTGTCGTGCCGTTGCTGATGGCGTAGCTATCTAAAGTAGCATTAACACTACCTCCAGCAAGTGTGTCCCAGTTTACGGTGGCACCACTGTTAACGACAAACGCTGTCATTATTTAGCTCCTGTCTTCGCTGGTTTAGGGCCTGCAGGAGACTTAGGCGCTGCGGGCGTGCCAGGATCAGCGCCTTTCATAGTCGAAGTCTGACTATCTGGATTAGCAACTGCAGAAGCCCCTGCTCGGAACATTGTACCTGCCAAAGGCGTATGCCCTTCTCTAGGCAAGTTTCCTGTCAGCTCGATGCTAGCTTCCTCATCGGAGATAAAGCCTAAGGACAGCAACTCTAATACGCGACTTTGCTTCATAGCGCTGTAGGCCTCCAACTCACTCTTCGGACGCAGGTCTAAGTCTGCATAGCGAAACTCGACATACACGTCTTGACCCATCAAGCGGCAAGCTTGTGTAATAGCTCGGCTGTATATTAGGTTTAGTTTTCTACGAATAACGTCGGCGTTTTTAAGAAACAGCATAGCGCTCGTAGTGCTTCCACTGCTGTTGGCGTCTCGACCTAGAATAGCTGGCATAGTCTTGGCTCCAGCTGAAAGCTTGCTCTCTAGCAAACCTTGCACAGCTTTAAGCACGTCACCTATATTGCCTCCACCACCAGACTCAGCTTTCAACATCTCAAACTTGACGTTATCGTAGCTGATTAAGGCGTCTTCTGGGTTAAGGTCTGTCACTTGGTTGGAGATCGCTGAAATCAGCTCAGCGTAAAACGTTCTCAACTTGTCAGGGTCATTCAGAACCGCTGGCTCAATCGAAGCTTTGATCTTTTCTTCAATAATAGTAGCAACTAACCTAGGCTGTATAACCCTTTGCATGGATTTTCGCAGGTCGTTCATGAACTGCGCGTCAGCAAGTACCGCCTGCACGGCGGTATCGAACATGCCTGTGGCGTAAGGTGTCAAGAGGTCTTGGTCAACTGACACATAGAAGAACGTTGGGATGTCGAGGTCGATCTCCGCGCTGCCCACCTTTTGGCGCGGGAACACCCCGCCCGGCTCTTCGATCCACTCAAGCTTTGTGATGCTGACTGGATTAAAGTACACTGGAAGACGAGACTTGTCTAAGGCCAACTCCAAGCCCATGCCGCCGTAGGTCAGCAACTCTTTCGCCAAGCTTTCCGATAAGCTTTGCAGGTCAGTTGTAGGGTTGTACCCTAGTGTTGGGTCGCCTAAGTTGGTTACACGACGCAAGATCTCTTGGGCAAGTTTTGTAGCCTCTACGTTAATGGCTCCGTCCATGTCTCGCCCAATGACGGTGTAAGTCTCAGGGATGCCAACTCGGATATAAGCATTGGCTGTGGCTGCTAAATCAGGGCTGTAAGCTACAGCCTGTCGCATAACCGTTGCTGTTGTAGCGCCGTTCCGCAGGGTTGTGATGTCGGTGTTGGCTAACCTGGCGTCGGGCTTGCTGATTGCGCTGGTAGCGACGGCAACCTGAGTCTTGTGAGACTGCAGCGCCGTGGCCTTTGTGGGCGGTTTGGTAGGCGTAACGCTAGGCAGCTGGCCTGTGCCAGCTAAATAGTCCGTAAACGGCACCTCAGCTTGCTTGGAGCCGAATAGGGTAGGAAATATCAGAGCTAAGGGGTTTTTCATTGTGAGGCCTTTGCGACTTTCGCGCATAGCGCGAGTTTACCTCAATACTGAGGTGCGCGAAAGCGGCTGACAAGCGGCACGCCCAGCCCTGCAGAGCCTAACCCTGTCACAGTACCCCTCATCTGTAGCCCAATGTGCAGGTACAATGTCGCAAAGTGGAAATGGTCGTTCTCTTTCCCTGTTTTCTCCCAAGCGTAGAACAGATCTTGGTTTTTGTCGAACTTTTGCACGCGCTTCAAGCTTGTCAACTGGGAGACGTAGGCTGTATCCAGCTCTTTGTCCATCTCTTGTACGACAAGTTTGCCCTCTTTAATGACGCCTAGTAACTCGTCTAAGGCTACGGTACGGTTAACTTTAACCAATTTAAAGTCCATCTTGCCTTCTTTAACGTCCTTCTCCTGGTCATCTAAGGTGAAAGCTAGGGTTGATTTAGCGGTCACAAACATGGCTCCCCAGCTATGTGGATTAGCCCTACATATCCGTGTAACGAGGTCAATGTATGGTTGGCTGTCCATAACATGCAGGATAACCTTGTACTTGACCGATAACTCTCGACTTCTGGACTCAAATGCGGTGTAATGGACTACTTCACGGTGAACAACTAGCACTTCTCCGCCTTCACCTAGCCGACCTATACAAATATGGCATAAGAGGCCCATGTCTGACCCCATAACGTGGTAATTCGAGCCTTGCAAGTCATATCTGACAAGTGCCTTAGAGATGTCCGTGGCTAGGATCGACTCGTTCGCTTCCTCGCCTGTGATGCCCAAGGTTTGATTTTTAAACTCTGAGAACCGAGCAAAAGTCGTAGAAGCCTGCACCAGATAAGGCACAGTGATGATGTTTGGGGCGCTGAAGGGTGAGCAGTACCAAGTGTTTGCCTCGTGCGCCTCCGCCGTGTTCTCACAAACGAAGCGTTGGCGTTCGTGGTGCAGCTGCGGGTCTTTGCCGCAGCGCGGACAGGCAAGGTAGGCTTCGCGCCAGCGCAAGGTGTGCAGCGTGGCCTTCTTGATGTCTTCCTTGGGGCCGTCGTAACCTGGAATAACTACATCGTTGAAGTAGTCGGGCAAAAACATGTGGTTGCAATGCACACATGTCGAGATATGCCGGTAGCGATTTGAAGTCTCAGCCTCTTTACTGACGCCAAAGCCCTCTACTGTAGGCGTGGAGAAGATCTTACGCAACTTGTGTGGCTTGTGTTGCAATCGAGACAAGTAGACGCTGGCTTGTGTTGTGTCAGACTTATCAAACTCGTCATGTACCACAGCGTTCGCAGGTGTAGAGAGCGCTTGGGTAGCACTGAACGTGCCTTTAAAGAACAGAAAGCTGTTTTCACCAAACTGCTTGACTTCCGAGTTATTCATGCTCGGGTTTATCAGGCGTCGCAACTCGGGGCTAGCTGCAATCATCGGGTCGATACGGGTCTTGTTGTTCTTCTCCGCATCGCTAGAGCTTGGGAACGTGTAAATGACCGTGAAGTGTTCCTCTACACAGCACGCAGCCACTGCCCAGCGGTAGGCAAGTTCTGACATACCTATTTGCGCAGGCTTCACAATGATACTGGTCTTAGCTGTGTCCTGCAGGATAGGTAACTGGAACTCGTGGTCTTTAAAGCTGAAAGGCTTACCGTCAAGGTAGGTGTATTTGCAAATCCAGTCGGCAAGGTTCGCCAGGCCGTAAGTGTTTTTGATAGCAGCTAAGACACGGTTGTAGTGGTCTAGGTGGGAATCTATCACTCAGCAGCCTCCAAAGCAGCCTTGTAGTCAGCCATAAACTGGACTTGCGTGGCTTCAGGTAGGGTTCTCAAGGTTCGGATCAGCACAGCTTCAAGTTTCTTAGATTTCTCTGCGTTGTGCAGGTCTGCCTGTGCCTTGGTGAGGCTGGTCAGGATGCTGGTCATGGTGTTGAGAACTTGGGCGACCTTGTTAGGCTCCCAATCTGAGGTCTTGAGGCTGTCTCGGTATTCGCGGGCAAGGTTGTAGTGAAACAGCACCTCTTGCTCCAAGTCCAGCTGGGCAAGGTTTGTTACCCAGTGACTGCGATCAGGTGGCGGCTCTGGAAGATCCTCTGGCTGGTCGAGGGTGTGATTCTCCAGCTCAGAGCGCTTTTTCGTTGCCATTGTATTTAGTCTTGATTCGGTGAGCAGTAGAGCGCGAGATGTGTAGCACTTCAAGCATCTCTCTTACGGGCAGATGCGCCTTAGTCGCCCGGAAGGCTTCTCTGGCCTTTATTAAGGCTGTCTTATTCGCGGCTTGTTTGACCCTAGGCGGTCGCTTGATAGAACGACGAACCGTTACGGGGTGACAGCCTAGGTGCGCGGCTAGGACAGTGCTGGTGACTTCGTGAACCATGTATCCAGCCAGCAGTTTTGGATCACACTTGGAGGTATTTAGCATAATAACAACAGTGTAGCGCAGATGCTACAGGCTAAGTATAGTGGGTGTGTCACTTCTTTCAAACTGTAGCAAAAGTTTTGAAAATATCAAAAATTTCGGATGGGTGGGAGAACCCGAGGCCAGCTCTCTTGTCGGGCTTAAATGGTATACGTCAACACTAGCAACAATCACACTATCAACATAATAGCTAAAATCTATTAGACTGTAGATTGCTATAGTATGTTACATAATAAGCATTAGAGGGCTTTATAGCCTCTAACCTTAAAACCTAGACGCTAATATCTAACTTTAAAAATAAGCGCTTAAAAGCAGTATGTTGTATTTTTACCACATTCAACTCTTATATAAGACTGTTAACTACTCTTATATAAGACTGCTGACTACTCTTGTATAAGACCTATAGAGCTACACTAGGCACAATTAAACCTAATAACCTTACACTTTACATGGTTACTAATTATGATATATAATAGAGGCTTAGAGATTGGCGCTATAGGCTAGATAGCTAAGTTACACACTATTACAATATAGATAGTAAACATAGGGTAAACCCTATAGGTAAGTAGTCCACAATAGCGACAATAGAAATACACAGTAAGCAACACTGTCTAAATGTTGCATTTAAAAGGTAATACGATATGAAAAACATTAAAGCAATTCAAGCATTTTTGACTACTAAACTCAGTGGCGAACTAACTATTATTGCCACATCTAACGCACTTAAGCAATGGCAGCATGGCGATATTGCACCCGCTATAGATACCTTACAAGCCTTAACAGGTAAGCCTTACACTATCATTAAAACCGATACGCTAGAGGCTAAAAAAGCTACATTAATTACAGCTTTAAAGACCGCTTCAGGTGCAGACAATGTAAAAGCTCGCTTGCATGCCTTGGGTGAAACGCTCGAATCCGTCAACGGGACTAATGACTACCTAGATTTAGCGGGTAATGTTCCCGAATTGATTAAAACGCATTTAGCAGAATGTAAGGCAGAACGTGCCTTGCGTAAAGCGGAAAAGCAAAGTGAAGTTATCACTATTACACCGGATACAGTTAAGGCAGCTAACGACAATTTACCCGCGTTTCACGCTGAAGCGCCTACAATCAACCCAATAGCGGATATAATCAACAGCCTAGGCAAATACAGTGAAACCGATAGAACCACGCTCTTTGAAGCGTTGGCAGCTAGTTTAGGCTACGACTTGAAAATGGTTGAAACTGAAACCGCATAAAGTTGCTAAGGGTTAACCCTTAAGGGTTAACCCTTAGAGGCTAAACATAAGGGTTAACCCTTATGTTTGCCCTCTAAGTGTGTTCCATCGTGAAATTTTAGAGGATAGCGGGTATACTGTTGCTTAAATGCGACAATATACAGTTGCTAATAAATGCTATTTAATAATCTATGAATTACCGCCTTAGTCGCTGTATATGTCTTGCTAATTAGCAGGCGTAACGTTTGCGGGTTGCTTTGCTATTGCATAGCGTACACTTGCGAACGTGACAACATATAAAGCCCTATGCGTAGGCATTCATAGAGTCATAAACCGAGATTTTACGGTATATCAATCCGATAGTGTAGCTTACTGATAACGTCATTGATGTTTGCAGCTATCGTGCCCATTAGCGGCGAAAGTCGTGGATTATTGCACAGCCACGACCAATGAAGTACAGCACATTTAATTGTACGCTGCACAGAAACAACCCTTACGATGTACGCTAGAAGTCCCTGATACAAACTGCCTTGCGTGTAATTCTACGAAATAGCGCCCTTACGTGAGCAATAGCACGGATAGGCACAAACCTAGATTTAAGCATCGAAAAGCTCGTATTCTTTATTCAAATAGCTAGTCGGAACATTACAAGTTTCGTTAAAGCGCCGTTGTACGTGGCGATGTAACGTACTGGCGGGATTATGACCGCCTGAGCTTAACAGCGAAAGCGTTAACGGTGAACGCCGAAAACCGCATACTCGTTAGCCGACACTTAGTCGAGGTCTTTGGCAGACTAAAAACGCATCACGAATCACTACCAACCAACCGATGGGACAAATGACCATCTGAGCCTACGCCGTGGGCAAAAGCGACTTTGCGGGTTTCGCCTAATTACCCTGCTACACATACCACGGTCTAAGTTAATGACCTCCAGTTACCTAGAGTAACTCTACTGTGCTGATAGTTCCGTGTATCCGATGCACTCGGATAACGTGCGGTCAACAGTGGAATTTACTTTCTCTGTCTCTTTTCTACCACATTTTCACTTTCGCTGTCCCGCAAGTGACAGCTCAAAGGAGCCGCCATGCCCATGCAAATCGTCGCCAGCTACTCTGGCAACCACACTGAGACTGACCTGCTCGGAAAGCCGGTTAAAGTGTTATCACGCAAGGAAGCTTTCGTTAACTTTGATACGGTGCGCAAGGTTTTCGTTGTCACGTGGACAATTAACGGGAAGCTTTCTGGGGTGTCCTACGAGGACATTTTGAAGGTTGAAGCTATCAAATTTGCTAAAGGTGTGTTATGAGAGACGTCTTTACTCGGAAAGAGCTGCGCTCTGGGGCTGAGCCTTTCACTTTCGTTGTGCGCCGTGTTGCGGTAAAGCGGCGTCCCTCCGGTTTCGGATTTTTGCCCTTCTTTTTAGGAGCTTTGCTATGCCTTCAGTTCGTTTTGAAACCGTGCCTACAGGCACTGAATTTGTGGATTTAACTTACGGCGCTGAGTGGCGCAAGTTAGAGAACGGCCAGGCTGTCTGCGTCTGCGGTGCTGGTCAAAATCGTACAGACGATGTTAAGAGCTTTTCTCCACACTTCCGTGTGGAGCTATCAACCCAAGGAGAAACCGCATGAAAACTTCACCAACACGTACCCAGCTCATCAAATCTGGCATCATCCGTCCAACCCCAGCCACAGCTCAGAAACCTCGCGACAATCAAGCAGCGCTGGCTGCGCGACGAGCAAGTTT